GCATTTCTTGCGAAAGGCTGGCTGCTTGGATTGCAGTTCTACACGCTTTTGAAGGACGGAACCTATTTCACGATTACGAAAAGGGCAGATGAGCAGGCAATGCGGATTAAGGAAGCCTTTCACAAAAAAGAGATCCCGGAATACATGGGAAGCTACACGAACCAGCAGTTTGTGATTTTGTCGAAGGAGCAGGAAGAAAAGCTTTCGCAGAAATATATTTTTGAGCTGGATGGGGTGCTGCCGGACGGACGCAGCGTCGTGCGCTTTTGTACAAGCTGGTCCACGACAGACGAAGAAGTAGATGAACTGGTACGGGATATTCTGGCACTTTAGGATGGAAGATGCTCAAGGAAGTCCGGGGATTGGCATAACGGTAAGGTTATAGTGTTTGCGGAAAGGAGAAAACTGTGATGAAGAGAAAGATTTTGCTCTCGATGCTGGTAGTGATGACTTCGATTTGTATGCTGACGGCATGCGGAAATTCTTCCAACCCTGCACAGGATACGAAGAGTACGGATGCAACAGAAAGCGAATCGATGATGCAGGATGAGGAAAAGCAGACCGCAGAAGAAACGGATGCAGTCGGGACAACACTTTCCGGAGACGATCAGGAAGCAGCCGGTGTAGATGCGGATAGTATGTCAAGAAATGTTGTCTATCGTTCGGATGAGTTTTATCTTTCGATTGGTCTGCCTGAGGACTGGGAGTACCGGATTTTATCAGAAGAGGATTTGGAAAAAGAAGATAATCTGTATTCCTGTGCGATCCGTTTCTGGCAGAAGGATTATCCGGAGGATATCTTTGTGCTGGGATACCAGGCACCGTTTGGTATGTGTGGAACCGGCGTGACGATAGAGGAATTGAAGCTGGAGAATGGGATTACCGGATGGCGATATACAGAAGAACTGGATTTGTCGTTGTGGCTGACCATTACATTGAATAACCCGGAAAACGATGTCAGCGGCGGAACGTATCTGATTACAGCAAGTCCATCTCTGGAGGGTTGGAAGGTGCTGGCGCCTGCCTTTGAAGAAATTCTGCAGACCGTGTGGGTTGGACCAAAGAGTGGGGCAGAGGAATTGCTGAAAGAAGCCGATGACGATCTGCTCAAAGAAGGTGCGGATGTTCCTTTGAAAGAAACGGTTTTGGAGCGGAGGAATGCCTGTCTTCAGGGAATGTCGGAGGAGGATATTACGCGGCTTACCGAGAATATTAAGGTTGCCAATCTGACAATGGAATATAGTTTCCTGTATGACCGGTTGTTTGAAAGAATGGCAGATCCGGAGGATCTTTACTGGAATTATGTCGATCAGAAGGGAGACATCCGGATTGGTTATTCGCTGGAGCAGGAAGCAGTGGATGCATGGAAGGAGTATTCGCAGAATGCCGAAGAGATCACGGATATGGATTCTTACTGGAAGGCCTATCAGCAATATGAGGAAGAGCACGGCCAGCCGGTATATACCTACAACCGTTTTGATGCAGATAACTTTATCGCGTTGATGGAAGAGATGAAGGGATTGCTTAAGAATGATATGCTTACCGCGGATCTTAACCAGTTGATAGAGAACACGCGTCAGGCAAAAGAGACACATGATGTCACTTATATTAAGGAAATTTATTACCTTCTTCATGATATGGATTATTATCTGCTGCGGTATGCTCCCGATGATGTTGCAGCCTTTGTGCAGGATAAAGGTAGAATTGCGGTTTATTACGGAGCTTTACAGGTGTACGGGTAAGAAAAGCCAGAAGGAAGAAGCATATGGAATCGTGATGTGCGATAAAATCGGACAATGGGCTGGAATCCCATTCTTGCACGGAGTCTGGTACAGCGACGATGACGGAGTAGGCGTGGAATTCAACCACAACATCATCGGAAGAAAGCTGAAATGCTTCAGAGTAGAGGACAAGAAAGAGATCGCCATGCCGCTGCAGAACAAAGAGATCGGCTTCGGAGACCAGACGCCGGCATGCCCGAACTGCGGTCAGAGCGCCATAGTGAATCCGTTCAGAAAAGACAGAGAGATCTATCCATACTGCCCGTGGTGCGGTCAGAAGCTAAAGGAGGCAGAAGATGAGCAGACAGAGTAGAGAACTGAAGAAACAGCAGGAAAGAGCCAAGAAGTACGGATGCGACGGAAGATGCTACTGGAGCACCGGAATGTGCCCAAGCGTCGAGATCTGCGACGAAACCAGAGTCGGAGAAGCCATCGCAACGGCGATCGGGCTGATCACAGTCTTAGCAATGATAGCCATGGTTCCAATCATCGTGATCGGCGGAGCGATCATGCTGATCTGGTCGATATTTGCAGGATAAGGAGGAAAAAGGAATGGAGAACGATAAAATTCATGATTACACAGACGCATACCTGGAAAGCTACCTGAGAGCGCTGGACAAGACGCACAATCCAGATCTGGCCATTCAGACAGCGATGGGCGTCACTATGGTTTTAAGAATGATCGATGCGCAGAACGAACCGAAGCAGCCAGCGCAGCCGCAGATCAATCCAATGGCGGCGCTTTTTGGAGCCATGATGCAACAGGCAGCGCAGAACCAGCAAGAGGAAGGCAGCGAGATCGAGAGCGACGACGATGAATAAGTCGAAAAAATACAGTGAAATCATTCTCCTGGGGCAGATGCTCCAGGAGAGAAAGATCGAGCATGAGCAGCACGACCTATACGACGGATATCAGATCATAGTCCCGCTGCCGGAACCAACGAAGGAAATATCCGTCATAGAGCACCAGTGCAGCTACGGAAGCATCATGAACTTATTGGAGATATGGGCCGATGGATCGATTCAAGGATACCTGTCGGCAAAGCAGACGCTAAGAATCATCGAGCGCGTAAAAGCCAGGGAATCTCCCCGGTAACAAGCTCGGAAATCAAAGAAAAGGAGAGAAATGCGATGCAGGAAATCAACGAAGAATTGGAGAACGATAGATCAGTATTAGAATGGATGCTCGGCCAGTATGTCCGAGCGAAGCGCCGAAAAAAACAGCTAGAGGTCCGGCTTCTTGAGATCAACGCTGAGCGTGACTCTCCGATCGGAGGGCAGGGATACGATCCACTGCCGAGAAGTGGAGGCAACAGCGAAGGCGCAGCCGGAATCCTTATGAAGCTGGCCGACATTGAAGACAGGATCTACGAGCAGAAAGCCAAGGCCGATAAATCCATGGTCAGCGTGGCAACGATCCTGAATTTTTTACCGGAGGAATCTATGGAGCGCGAGATCTGCGAGCTCCGCCACATCGATGGCCATGAATGGGGAGAGATCGCAGAGGGAATCCCGATGTCAAAAAGCCAGTGCCACAGAATCCACAAGGCCGCCATGTACGAGCTCCTGGAATTTAACTACGTGAAAGAACTTGTCACGGAGAACCGGGAATCGTATGAATATTACATCGAGAAAAAAGAGGAAGCCAGATACCGCCGCGAAAATCAGGCCAGGAAAAATGCCGGGAAATTTTCTCCGGAAAAATCTACGCGAAAAAATCCGGAGAAAAAAATCCAGCCTTTGAGACCCGGAAAATCTGGCCGGAAATTTTAAGGCGAAAACAAAGCCCGAAAAAAGCCTGGAAATACATAGCCGAAAAAACAGGCGAAAATAAAGCGCTTTTTCAGAGGCCCATATAAGGCCCGAAATACAAGGCCGCAAAATAGGCCCATATAGCAGGGGCTTATACGAGGCCTATACACAAGGCCACGGCACAAGCCCAGTCCACAGGGCAGGCATAGCAGGCCCACACACCAGGGAGCAGGGCAGAGCACAGCCCCACAGCACCAGGCCACAGGGACACAGGCAGGCCAGGAGAGCAGGGCACACAGCAAGGCCAGGCTCACGCACACACCCAGCAGCCACGCTCGCAGCACGCACAGCACAGGGCGGCCAGGGCACCAAGGCAAGCAGCACACCTGCATCAGATGAAAGATGCGACACCATGCACCACTTGCATGTGGTATAGTAGTAGCATCGAGGCAGGCGGATGAGAGAGACAGACACACCAAGGCGCAGAGCGAACATTCTGCAATCTAAACAAACAGAAGCAGCACCACATCGAAAGAGATCAGCACAAGAGCTGGTCTCTTTTGCTTTGTCAGTAATGCACAAATCGTAGGTACTACTTTTGTTTATTTTTTCCAGCGGGGCGAGGAAGGCCCGATGCTTTCCTGGATATGACCTTAATTTTTTTTCGCATTTCGTTACGCCCAGCCCGGTACATCAAGGAATTTATAACAGATTGGAGGCAGACCGGATGACAACAGAAATGAAAATGGAGACACGAAGCCTGGCCAGCTTGCGCCCGGCGGAATACAACCCAAGAGTCCAGCTGCAGCCAGCCGATCCAGAATATCAGAACATCAAGCGCAGCATTGAGACCTTCGGATACGTGGATCCGATCATCATAAACCAGGACGGAACCATCATCGGAGGCCACCAGCGCTACAACGTTATGAAGGACCTCGGATACACCGAGGCGCAGGTCGTCGTGGTCGATCTGGACAAGAATAATGAGAAGGCGCTCAATATTGCGCTGAACAAAATCACAGGAGAATGGGATGAGATCAAGCTGAAAGACCTACTGCTCGACCTCGATCTCAATGATTACGATCTGACAGCGACCGGTTTCAGTTCAAAAGAGGTTGAAGACCTCGTGATCCGACTCGACAAGGATGTGGAAGCCGAAGATGACGACTTCGATGCCGACGCAGACTATGAATCCATCGAGGATCCGGTCACCCAGCGCGGAGACATCTGGATCCTGGGAGACCACAGGCTCATGTGCGGAGATTCCACCGACCTCGGCGACGTCAACACCCTGATGGGCGGCGAGGAAGCAGACCTCGTGATCACGGATCCGCCGTACAACGTCAACTACAAGGACGGATCCATCAAAAACGACAACATGGACGAGGGATCCTTTGAGGATTTCCTTCAGAATGCATTCCTGGCCATGTTCGAGAACATGAAACCAGGAGCCGCAGCGTACATATTCCACGCAGACAGCGAAGGCCTGGCATTCAGGCGTGCATTCAGAGATGCCGGATTCAAGCTGGCAGAGTGTCTGATATGGGAAAAGAACTCCTTCGTGCTCGGCCGCCAGGATTACCAGTGGCGCCACGAACCAATCCTCTACGGATGGAAAGAAGGCGCCGCGCATTACTTCATCGATGACCGAAGCCAGGACACAATCCTCCTGGAAGATGAACTCGACCTGGAATCCATGAAGAAAGAAGACCTGATCACATACATCAATCAGATCATCGCGCAGTACAAAGACCAGACGACCGTCCTCTTTGAGAAGAAGCCGACAAAGAACGACGTGCATCCAACAATGAAGCCGGTAAACCTGGTCGGAAGACTGATGCGGAACTCTAGCAAGCCAGGATGGAACGTCCTCGATTTATTCGGAGGCAGCGGATCCACACTCATGGCAGCAGAGCAGATCGGCCGCCGGGCGTTTCTGATGGAGCTTGACGAGAAGTTCTGCGACGTAATCGTCCACCGATGGGAAGAATTCACAGGAAAGAAGGCTGTAAGAGCCGGGAAGTTGGAGGTGAGCCTATGATGAACCAATATGAAATCATGGCCGAAATTTTGCGGGGGGGGTACGCTCAGATGAGTGATGGAGAAGTAAAAGGCAGCTTTTATCGGACAGAGATCATCGCGCAGCTTTTCGGAGTGACCGTCCGCCGCGTGCAGCAGCTCACCCAGGAAGGCATCATATCCACCACCAAGATCCTGGAAGATGGAAAGAGCGTCCGAAGATACGACCTCGTGCCTACGATCCAGGCATACGTCAAATACCTATCGGACAAGGCATACGGAAAGCAGCACCGTACCGATAAGGAGATCGAGCTCAGGGAACAGAAGATGCAGGCCGACATCGCCCTGAAAGAGAGCCAAGGAGAACTGCATAGATTGAAGACCGAGATAGCAGCCGGTCAGTACATCAGCGTAGAAGAAGTAAAACTCGACTACGCTAAATTTTTTGTTGTATTTAAAAAATTCGCTATGAGCATACCGGCCAGGGTAACCGGGATGCTTTCAGGACAGATGGAACCGTCTGAACTGAGGCGATGCGAAAAGGAGATAGCCGCGGAAGTAAACAGACTGCTCGGAGCGTTTGTCATTGCCGGAATAGTGGGACCAGAGGATGTGAAGAAAGATGGCACCCTTAAAGAAGAAAAGAATACAGATTCGTAAATTCCCAGTCACACAATACCAGGCAGACGCACTCAAGCAGCTCTGCCCG